GAGCTATGACGGAAACAGAATGGAGGACGTACTTACGGCGCGAGATCGAGCGGCTGCTGGATGAAGCAAGCGAACAAAAGCTGCGGCTGACGCTGGCACTGCTGCGCGCAGCGTAAAGAAAAACAGAAAAGCAAAGAAAGAGGAGCAGGAAATCAATCCTGCTCCTCTTTCGCGTTTTCGGCGGTGATCTGCCGGGCAAAGTCCTCGATGTCGGCCCAACGCTCTTCCGGAAGACGGGCCAGCGCCAGAAGGAAACGGCGCTTAAAGTCGTCGCCTGCACCAATGGTCGCTCGGCCGACGAAGTCCATGATCTCTTCGTCGCGCGTGGTCGCCGTAAACATCTCGCCGTCGCCGGTGCGCAGCCAATGTTCGTCAACGTGGAACTCGCGGCAGATGGAGACGATAGCGGAATCGGGCGGAATTCTCTGCCCAGTTTCCCAACCGGCGATTGTTGACTGTCTGACGCCTATCCTTGCTCCGAAATCGGTTTGATTTAGGCCGACGTGGCTGCGCAGTTCTTTTATTTGATTTTGCACATTATAGGCCTCCTTTCGAAATGAATATACCACACGGCATATCACATTGCAATATTTTTTCGAAAAAACGAGATAATTTTATTGACACAGATATTGCAAAGTGATAATATGGCATTGCGAAGAGATTTACATCAAACGCAAAGCAATGCAAAAAAGCGTGAGGAGGTGACGAAAATGCTTACTAAGAACGAGCAGAAAACCATCGAGCGGCTGGCGGTCATGATGCAGCGCATGGACGAGATGCAGAAGGCGCAGCTGTGCGCATTCACAGAGGGGCTGGCGATGGCGCTGGAGCACAGCAAGCGCGCGTCGTAAGGCGCGCGCAATCTATTCGATTGGAGGTGAGGACATGAGGCCCACAAGAGCCGGATACATTCTATTATCCATAGCGACGCTACTGAATTCGATTACATTAGGAATCCTAATATGGTCGAAATTCCTTGGATGATGACGGGCAATGCGGCTATAAGCGCAAACAACATAGCCAAGAACGCAAGCCAGTTATCGCGCCACCATCTTTTCCGTGCGGAACGCTTTCGCTGCTTTTCTCTTGTCAAGGTCACGTCGATATATTTTTTGGCTTTTGGGTTTTCAGCGAATGCAGATCGTTCTGTACCGGACATTTTGCTGAATTCATCAACGGCCTTGCCCGACGGTCGTTGGACATAAGGCTGTGGCGGAGGAAGTTTATTGCCTTTCATTCAACCATCCCTTTCAGAATGATTCTATCACTCGCACGAAGGGGAAACAAGAACTGGAGGCTTTTATGCCAATTAACAACCTAACAAATGAGCAGCGTGAAGAGCTGGCACGCCGCACGCTGCTCACCCTTGCGAAGCTCTGGTGCGATCAAAACGGGGTCGACGCAGAGATCCGCATTGTGAAAAAAGAAGAGCCGTCCGGGACGTAGAAGCTCCACGGGCGGCAGATCTAAAATCACCGGTGCTTATCATAGCACGGCAAGAGAAAGGAGTCAACGTATGAAAGTATTTGGGAACCCATGCACGAAGGCCAAAATCCGCCGCTACATCGTGTGGGGTGTTGAGGACGGCATCGTGTGCGCGTCCTTCATCGCCGGCATCGCGCTGGCGGGGTGGCTGTTCCATGCAATTTTTTCGTTCTTGGGGGTGGCGTGATGGATACCCCAATCGAAAAAGTTCACGATCTACTGAACCGGCCGCGCTCGAGCGCAGATTTCTCACCGGCAGCGCGCTACGCGGTGCAGCGGCTGGCAGACTACGCCGCGCAGGAACACGAGCTGCGGAGCAAGGCAGAGGAGCGGTTCGCAAAGATGAACAGCCAAGTAGCGGATGCTTGCCACATGATAGAGACTCAGGCGCGCACGATCAATGACCTGCGCCAGCAGCTGTCTTTCCTTCACGAGGCGCTTCGGGATGCGGGGATGTGAAAATGACAAACACCGAGCTGGCGGCTGCCCTGCGCAGGATCGCGCCGGAGACTGGATCGCTTGTGTGCCTCGGCTGCGGCCATGAGCACGACTGCAGCATCCACGGTTGTGCCCTGCTACGCGAGGCGGCGGAGCGCATCAAGCGCATGGACAAGCAGCTGCGGGAGTATGGAGACTGCCATACATGCGTGCACGATAAGCCCTGCGGCTATGATGATATCACGTGCGTCGCGTGCGAGCGCTCTGAAAATTGGGAGTGGGGTGTGAGCAATGGTTGAACTGACCTACATGGACTGTTGGCACTACGTAGCGCCGCTGATACCGATCACGAGCGATAGAATGACGACGGAGGTCTACGTGATGGTGTTTCAGGCGCTGAAGGAAGCGGAGGAGAGGAGGAAGGAGAATGGCTGAATACATCGATCGGGATTTAGCGATTGAATTTTTGCCCGTCGCGTATGACAGCGCGATCAATGCGCTTCGCAATGTTCCCGCTGCCGACGTTGCGCCGGTGGTGTACTGCCGTCACTGCCGATCCTACAATAAGCCGCGGCTGGGATGGTGCTCAGTCCACCTCGACCGCGAAGACCCGGACGACTTTTGTGGCTATGGCGTGCGAAAGGAATGACGACGATGCCAAAGAGAATTAACCCGCGCCGGAGACCGGCGACGATGGCGGACGTGCAGCGTGCAAAGGATACGGCGACGGCAGATGCCTGCCGGGTGACGCTGGCGATCTTTTTCACGGCGCTGCTAGATGGAGGCCGAGCAGCTGCAGCGCATCTGGCGCGAGGTAGAGGCCCTGAGCGAGAGCGTGCGGGACGGATACGTCTCCGCGCCAGACCTGATCCGCGTGCTGCGCGAGGAATATGAGATCGACATCATAGGAGGATAAAGCAATGAACAGACTGGACACCCTGAAGGCCGCCGCCGAATGCGTGTGCGGCAGCCGGGAAGAAGACTACGGCAGCCCGGAGGACAACTTCGCCGTGATCGCGGCGCTGTGGACGGCATACACCGGCACGGACATCAAACCGAAGGACGTGGCGATGATGATGGCGCTGCTGAAGATCGCCCGCGCGAAGGCCGGCAGCAAGCCGGACACCTACATCGACCTCGCGGGCTACGCCGCGTGCGGGGCGGAAATTTCGGCGCGTGAGCCGAAGAGGAACGCAAAGTGCACAGCGAGTACAACCGGCGAGACCGGAGGCACAGAGCCAGAGAAAACGGCGTCCTGCGTGAAGCTGCAGCGCATGGACGGCTACTATCTGGTGGAAGTGGACGGGAATCCGCATCGCTTTACGCTGTGGGAAACCGCGATGCAGTTCATCCACGATCAAACAGCGGAAGAAAGGAAGAAGAAAACATGAAGAAAATGAGGTGCTTTTTGAAGCGCCCAGAATCCGACTGGTATTCTACCTGTTGCAGCATATCACTCAGCAATCTGCAGCGAATCGTCGGCGGTTACATTGAGACCGTCACCTTCCCAGACCTCGGGGTCGTTGTAATCTGCAACGAAGAAGGCCGTCTGCTCGGGCTTCCCTATTGCTGCACAATCCGAGGCGTGGATTTTGTCGGCTGCGTTGCTGTCTTCTGCCCGGACGGTGACACGCTGCGCGATGTGCAGTACGAGCTACGCAAATGGAAGGAAATTGTCGCAGACTGAAAGGTAAAGAAGGAGGCAAACAATGAGCATCAAAATCAACACTCTGCAAATCGAGAACATCAAACGTGTTAAAGCCGTTGCGCTGAACCCGGCAGAGAACGGTCTTACCGTAATCGGTGGGAAAAACGGCCAGGGCAAGACGTCCGTGCTGGACGCGATCGCGTGGGCGCTCGGCGGTGATCGCTACCGCCCGAGCAACCCTGAACGCGAAGGCAGCACCCTACCGCCGCACATCAAGCTCACGCTATCCAACGGCCTGACCGTTGAGCGCAGCGGCAAAAACAGTGCTCTTAAAGTGGTAGACACCACCGGCAAGCGCTCTGGCCAACAGCTGCTCAATGAGTTCGTGGAGCAGCTCGCCATTGACCTGCCGCGCTTCCTGCAGGCGTCAAACCGCGAGAAAGCGGACACGCTGCTGCAGGTGATCGGCGTCGGCGACCGCATCCACGAGCTGGAGGCAAAAGAGCATGACGTCTACAACCGGCGCCGGATGATCGGCCAGGATGCCGACCGTAAGCGCAAGTATGCCGATGAGCTCCCGTTCTATCCGGCAGCTCCGAAAGAGCTTGTGTCTGCTTTGGACCTGATCCGGCAGCAGCAGGACATTCTCGCCAGAAACGGAGAAAATCAGCGCAAACGGATGCGCGCAAACCAAATCGAACACGAGTATGGTAAAGCCGCCGCACACGTTTCCCTGCTCAAGAGCCAGCTTACTGCGGCGCAGAAGCAGCTCACGCAGCTGGAAGCAGATCTCGAAATCGCGCAGAAAGACGCCCTCGATTTGCAAGATGAAAGCACTGAGGAAGTCGAGCGCAGTCTTCAGGAAATCGAGCAAATCAACATTCAGGTTCGCGCCAACTGCGACCGAGAAAAAGCGGAACAGGACGCCGCCTATTACGCGCAGCAATACCAGGAGCTGACCGCCGAGCTGGAAGATATCCGACACAACAAGTACGCGCTCCTCAATTCCGCCGAGCTCCCCCTCCCCGGCCTCTCCGTTGAAGACGGCGAGCTGACCTACAACGGTAAGAAGTGGGACTGCATGAGCGGAGCTGATCAGCTGATTGCCGCCACGGCTGTCGTACGAGCGGTTAACCCGAAGTGCGGTTTCGTCCTGCTGGACAAGCTGGAACAGCTCGATGCGGACACTTTGCTCAACTTCGGCTCCTGGCTTGAAGAACAGGGGCTGCAAGCAATCGCCACCAGAGTAAGCACTGGACCGGAATGCTCCATCATCATTGAGGACGGCTTTGCTGCTCCGGAGCAGCCGGCAGCGGCCACAACGGCTGGCTGGAAGAAAGGAGTTTTCTAATGTTTGAAATCAGCAGCGGCAAAATGCAGAAGCCGCTGAAATTGGTGATCTACGGGCCGGAAGGCATCGGAAAGAGCAGTTTCGCCGCACAAGCCCCCGGCGCTCTGTTCATCGACACCGAAGGCAGCACTGTACATATGGATGTCAGACGCCTGCCAGCGCCGCAGAGCTGGACCATGCTCCTGCAGGAAGTGGACTACGTCCGCCGAACTCCTGGCATCTGCAAAACGCTGGTCATCGATACGGTGGACTGGGCGGAGCGAATGGCGCGTGATCACGTGTGCAGCACACACAGCGTCAAAGGCCTCGAAGACTTCGGCTACGGCAAAGGCTATGTGTATCTCTATGAAGCAATCGGACAGCTGCTCAACCAGCTCACCGAAGTAATCAACTCTGGAATCAATGTGATTCTTACCGCGCACGCGAAAATGCGCAAGTTTGAACAGCCGGACGAACTCGGCGCTTATGATCGCTGGGAAATGAAGCTCATGAAAGAAACGCCTGGCATGGTAAAAGAATGGGCGGACATTGTACTTTTCGCGACCTACGAGACCTACATCGTGAAAGAGCCGGGAAAAGAAAAGAGTTTCAAGGGCAAGGCGCAGGGCGGGAAGCGTGTCATGTACACAAGCCACCATCCGTGCTGGGACGCGAAAAACCGGCACGGCCTTCCGGACAAACTTCCGCTGGATTTTGGGCAAATCGCGCAGCTTTTCATGAGCAGCACTAGCGCTACGCTCTCCCCCGCACCCGAGCCCGCGCCGGCAAGCGCCAGCGAAGAACCGAAAGCTTCGCCAAATGACGAAGACGTTCCGTTCTATATCAGCGGCGAGCCCGCAGAGCCCGAATCCGGCATACCTTCGGACCTGCAGCAGCTCATGGACGCCGCCGGCGTCACGGAGCAACAGATCTCTGACGCTGTCGCAGCTCGCGGGTACTACCCAGCCGGAATGCGTATCCGCGATTATGACCCGGACTTCGTTCAGGGATGCATTATTGGCGCTTGGGACGGCGTCCTGAGCTTGATTAAAAACCAAAACTGAAAAGATTAAGGAGGATATATCATGGACAACTACAACAACGGCAATCAGGGATTTGAGCTCGACTGGGGCTCTGAAATCGAAAACGACAGCCCGGACTTCATCGTCCTGCCGGAAGGCGAGTATGACTTCACGGTAAAGAGCTTCGAGCGCGGCCGCTACAATGGCGGCGATAAAGTTGGCCCGTGCCCGAAGGCGATGCTCACGCTGAGCATCGACACACCGCAGGGCGAGGCGCTTGTCAAAAAGGACCTGTTGCTCCACTCCAAGCTCGAAGGGCTGCTGTGCGAATTCTTCACCTGCATCGGCCAGCGCAAGCACGGTCAGCGCGTGTCCATGAATTGGAACGCTGTCACCGGCGCACACGGACGCTGCAAAATTGGGCACCGCACCTATAACGGTAACCAGTACAACGAGGTCAAGAAGTTTCTCGAGCCGAAGCAGGGCACCGCTTATGCTTCTCCCTCACCCGCTTCTGCGCCTACCCCGCCGACCGGTGGCTGGCAGGGCGGGAAGTTCTAACCATGGAACTTAGACCGTATCAGCAGGCTGCGTTGACAGCCGTGCTTGATGAATGGGACAGGGGCGTCGATAAGACGCTCCTTGTTCTACCAACAGGTACCGGAAAAACAATCGTCTTTTCTGCCGTAGCCGAGGAAGCCGTAAAGCGCGGCGACCGCGTGCTGATCCTCGCTCACCGCGGTGAGCTGCTTGACCAGGCTGCGGACAAGCTCCACAAAGCGACCGGACTGGTATCCGCGCTCGAAAAAGCGGAAAGCAGCTGCCTCGGGTCCTGGTATCGCGTGGCCGTCGGCAGCGTTCAAAGCCTGCAGAGACAATCGCGGCTCGACCGCTTCTCCCCCGACTATTTCAGTACCATCATCATCGACGAGGCACACCACTGTCTCTCTGACGGCTATCAGCGTGTTCTGTCCTACTTCAGGTCTGCGCACGTCCTCGGCGTCACTGCTACGCCTGACCGCGGCGACATGCGCAATCTGGGCCAGTACTTTGAGACGCTTGCGTATGAGTACACGCTCCCGCAAGCGATCCGCGACGGATACCTCACCCCAATCAAAGCGCTGACTGTGCCGCTTCGTTTGGACCTCTCCTCTGTCGGCGTTCAAAACGGTGACTTCAAGGCCGGAGACCTCGGTACGGCACTGGATCCGTATCTCGATGCGATCGCGGACGAGATGCTGAAAAACTGCGCCGACAGGAAGACCGTGGTTTTCCTGCCGCTCGTGAAAACTTCGAAAAAGTTCCGGGACATTCTCAACGCCAAAGGCTTCCGCGCTGCAGAAGTCAATGGCGAGAGCACCGACCGCGCGGAAATTCTTCAGGGGTTCGACGCTGGGCGATACAACGTGCTTTGCAATTCCATGCTTCTGACAGAAGGATGGGACTGCCCTTCGGTAGATTGCGTGATTGTGCTGCGGCCGACAAAAGTCCGAAGCCTTTACAGCCAGATGGTCGGGCGCGGCACGCGCCTCTTCCCCGGAAAGGATCACTTGCTCTTGCTCGATTTCCTGTGGCACACCGAGCGCCACGAGCTTTGCCACCCCGCTGCGCTGGTCGCAGAATCGCCCGACGTAGCAAAGAAAATGACCGAAAACATCGAGGTAGCCGGTTCTGCTGTTGACATCATGGAAGCGGAAGAGCAAGCAGAATCCGACGTTGTGGCGCAGCGTGAGGAAGCACTCGCCAAACAGCTTGAAGAGATGAAGCGCCGGAAGCGCAAGCTCGTTGACCCACTGCAGTTTGAAATGTCGATTCAAGCGGAAGACCTGACCGGCTACGTCCCCTCCTTTGGGTGGGAAATGGGTCCTGCGACAGATAAGCAGCGCTCGGCTTTAGAAAAGCTCGGCATTTTCCCGGACCAGATCGACAACGCCGGCAAGGCCACCATGCTGCTCGACCGACTGGATAAGCGCCGGAGTGCTGGCCTCACGACGCCAAAACAGATTCGTTTTCTTGAAGGCAGAGGCTTTCAGCACGTCGGGCAATGGCAGTTTGATGACGCCAGACGTATGATTGACAGAATCGCCGGGAACGGCTGGCGAATCCCGCATGACATTTCACCGGCGACATATGTTCCGCCGAAACAGGAGGTGTTCACGGCATGGCCGAGCGCGATCTGAATTTACTGGAATTATTGGAATACATCCCGGTCGCGGATCTCTCCTATCAGGAGTGGGTCAATGTCGGCATGGCATTGAAGCACGAAGGATACACCGCCGCGGACTGGGAAGCATGGAGCCGAAACGACAGCCGCTACCATCATGGCGAGTGCTTCCGTAAATGGGACAGCTTCCAGGGCGCTCTGACGCCGGTCACCGGCGGGACCATCGTGCAGATGGCCAAAGAGCGAGGCTGGTTGCCTCACTCGATGGGCGGCGCTGACGATTTCGAGCTAGATTGGAACAGCACCATCGGCGCCCGCGAGGGCGTTGTTGTGCCGGACACCGCATGGCTCGAAGGCCGCGAAGTAAAAGAACCAGATACCTGGAATCCTGTTGACCACATCATTCGATACCTAGAGACACTCTTCGAGGCAGGCGAAAACGTCGGCTATGTTACCCAGACATGGGAAAAGGACGGCAAGTACCTGCCGACAAAGGGCAGCTACGACCGCACGGCCGGCCAGTTGATCGAGGAACTTTCAAAATGCGGCGGGGACGTCGGTGCTGTGCTCGGCGACTACAATCCAGCTGCCGGTGCCTGGATTCGGTTCAACCCTTTGGACGGTAAAGGCGTCAAAAATGAGAATGTCACTGACTTCCGCTATGCGCTCGTTGAATCCGACAGCATGGATCTCGAAAAGCAAAATGCCATCATTCGCGAGCTGGAGCTTCCCGTCGCCTGCCTGGTGTTCTCCGGCGGAAAATCCGTTCACGCAATCGTGAAGATTGAAGCGGCGACGTACGAAGAATATCGGAGGCGCGTAGATTATCTCTATACTATCCTGAAGAAAAACGGCTTTGACTGCGACACGCAAAACAAAAACCCGTCACGTCTTAGCCGGATGCCTGGCGTCCTGCGCGGAGATCACAAGCAGTTCCTCATGGACACCAACATCGGTAAAGAGAGCTTCCAGGAGTGGCGGGATTGGATCGAAAGTATCAACGACGATCTGCCGGACCCCGACAGTCTGGCAGCTGTATGGGATGATATGCCGGAGCTGTCCCCACCTCTAATTGACGGTATCCTCCGGCAGGGACATAAGATGCTGCTCGTTGGCCCAAGCAAGGCGGGCAAGAGTATCGCGCTGATCGAACTCTGCTGCGCTATCGCCGAAGGCCGGGAATGGCTCGGCTGGAAGTGCGCCCAAGGCCGCGTGCTGTATGTCAATCTGGAGCTGGATCGAGCGAGCTGCTTGCATCGCTTCCGGGACATTTACGCCGCCCTCGGCTGGCGTCCGGAGCATCTGGACAGCATCGACATCTGGAATTTGCGTGGAAAATCTATTCCCATGGACAAGCTCGCGCCGAAGCTGATCCGCCGCGCTTCGAAGAAAAACTACATTGCCATCATCATCGACCCGATCTATAAGATCATTACCGGCGACGAGAACAGCGCCGATCAGATGGCCGCATTCTGCAATCAGTTTGACCGTGTGGCCACGGAGCTGGACGCAGCAGTGATTTACTGCCATCATCACTCAAAGGGCTCACAGGGCGGAAAACGCAGTATGGACCGTGCTTCCGGCTCTGGCGTGTTCGCGCGAGACCCTGACGCTCTGATCGACATGATCGAGTTGGATCTCACGGAGGCTGTTGAGAAGCAGGAGAAAAACAAAGAGGTATGCGCCGCGCTTACAGAGCTGCTTAAAAACAACGTGCAAGGCTGGCAAGAGCTTGTCAGCCAGGACGATGTGCTCAGCCGCTCCCGCATGGAAGAGATCTGCACCGCCAGGATCGCCAACAGCGGCCTTCTGGAGCGTACGATTGCCGCCGCCGAGCGGAAGGCTGCCTCGCGGTCTGCGTGGCGTCTGGAAGGCACTATGCGCGAATTCCCGTCATTCCAGCCTATCAATGTGTGGTTTGACTATCCGCGCCATCTGCCGGATGAAACCGGCATACTGAAGGATCTCACTTCCGACGCCGGAGCAACCGCGAAGGGCTCGCCTTATAAGCGGAATTTTGGCAATAAGAAAAGCAAAGAAGAGCTCGCTGACGACCGCAAAGCGAGGTTTGAATTTGCATTTAACGCTTGCAATACCGGCGGGAGTGTAACCGTTTCAGATCTCGCCGGATACCTCGGCACAGCAGATAAAACGGTGCGCCGGCGTGTCGGTGAGCATGAAGATTTTTATATTAAAGACGGCTGCGTCTTCCGGAGATAGACAGGGACAAATACGATTGTTTGTCCCTGTCCGTCCGAGGGACAGATACGATAATTTATCGAGTTTGTCCCTCGGGACACATGGACAGACAAATTCGATTGTTTATCGAGTTTGTCCGAGGGACAGACACGGGTACATTACTACGTAATGTAAACGGTGTCCCGTTCCCTGACGGTCACGGGGGAAAGAAAGGCGGGCGGTAAGCTCACGCCCGCCGTCCTCCCTTCCCCTGTCCGTGACTGGAGGCGGAGCACATGAAAGGATGAAAAAAATGATTAAATTTTTCGTGCCTATGAAATTGCCGACGATCACTGCGCAGGAGCAGAAAATCGGCATTGCAAAAAATGGCAAGCCGTATAAGTACGATCCGTCGGAGCTGAAAGCGGCACGCACGCTGTTTCGCGACCATCTTGCGAAGTTCGCGCCTCAGACGCCGTTTACTGGTCCTATAAGGCTTGAAACGATCTGGTGCTATCCGTGTACCCCCGCGCATCCAAGGCAGGAATGGAAAACGACCAAGCCGGATACAGACAATCTGGTGAAGATGCTCAAGGACGTCATGACGCAGCTCGGGTACTGGAACGACGACGCGCAGGTAACGCTGGAGATCATCCAGAAGATTTGGGACACGCAATCCGCCTGTACGTGGAAGTGGAGGAACTCGCGTGAACGACCGAGCAGACTGGCTGGAAGACCTCGCGGTCCACAACGCAGCAATGCCGGATGGCCTCAGCACATCCGAGCAGTTGCTTTTCCTAAAGTTCAGGCTGCTGTATCAGACGGCGGCTACCGGAAGTATTACGCCCGAACAGGGACGACGCGAGAAAATAGCGATCTTGGACAGATACCAGCAGGATTGCTTCAGCGAAAAATGCTGGCGTCATACGCTGAGGATGTGGAAAAACATCGAGGCTGCCGGCTGCGCGTACGCGCTTGATCGGACCATCGAAAATGCAAACAGTTTTTACGAAGCTGTCTACGAAGTAAAACCGAAGGGGGTGAAATAGTTGGACTGGAAACGAGAAGCAGCCGATGAGCTGCGCAACTACCAGAACCGGAAGCTTGCGATTACAAACATCAGCGAGCAAATCAAGGATCTGGCGATGGAGATCACGAGCATCCGCAGCGCTTCGGCGGATGGCAGTCCGGTCGCCGGCGGTTCAAACGGCCGGGACGATGCGCTCGTCAACAACATCCTGAAGCGAGAGCGGCTGGAAGAGGCACAGCGCTTGACAGAGAACCGCGTGCGGCGTGTGGACCGTGCCTTGAGTCAGCTCTCCGAGCAGGACCGCTGTGTGCTGCAGCGCTTTTATATCACGCCGTATATTGGCGGTATCGAGCGGCTGTGCCGCGAGCTCGCCATCGAGAAGCCAACGGTGTACCGCTGGAAAGACCGGGCGCTTCGGAATTTCACAATCATCATGTACGGAATCACAGAGAGCTGACAAAAAGATGAGAAAAAAATGAGACGATTTTTTCGGAGATCTGTGGTAAAGTGATATTGCGGAATTGCGCGGGGGCAGGTTCCGCAATCATGAAATACCTCTCTTCTTTTCTCCTTTCTCCTTTGATTTTGAGCTCTCACGAAGCACCGGCCCGGTTTCGGGTTCGGTGCTTTGTGCATTCTGGTGATGTGTATGAATATGCGTTTTATGGCTTACAAGCTGCAGTCCGCGTTGAGCCAGCGGGGCGAACACTACAAAATCAATCAGCTGCAATCGTATTCCGTGCGGCACGATCGTATGGTCACGAAGTATGTGGTCGAAAAGGCCGTGCCAGGCCAACCGCGCGGTGAACGTGTGTTGGAAACTTACAGCATGGCCGAAGTCGTAAAAACGCTGGCCAAAATCTACAGCGGGTGATCCCATGAAGCTTACGCCGAAGCAGAAGGCTTTCGCGGATTACTACATCGAACTGGGCAATGCAACCGAAGCCGCACGGAGGGCTGGTTACTCGAAGAAGACGGCCGGGGCAATCGGAACAGAAAACCTAGGCAAACCAGCAATCAGGGGCTATATAGCACAGCGCCAGGCGGAAATCGAATCCGACCGCACCGCATCCATGAAAGAAATTCTTGAATTGCGTACAGCGATTATGCGCGGTGAAGAAAAAGACCAGTTCGGCATCGAAACCTCCATCGCTGACCGCCTCCGTGCGGCGGGTGATTTGGAGAAGTCGCTGCGCATTAAAGAAGAGCAGGAGACCAGGGCGGCGGCGCGTGCATCTGCACACTACGAGCTGCCCGCGCGCGTCCTTGGCCGGGCGTTTGTCGATATCAACCGGCGCATTCAGCCGAACATGACGTACGTCTTTGAAGGCGGCCGCGGCGGCCTGAAATCGTCGTATATATCCCTGAAAATCGTCGAGCTGCTGAAAAACAACC